CTACCCGCTGTCAGTGCTGCGCCGTACCGTGGCTTCACCAGTATCCGCATGCTGCTGCGGGCTGCCAGGCCCCTGCTCCGGGACAGCGTCCTGAGCGGGGGCCTGCCGCGTTCCTCGCCGGGCCCGCGGTACCGCCGCGGCCGCGCGCTCCGTCAGGTCCTGCTCGTACTCCTGGAAGAGCGACATGTAGGTGTCGGCCGTCAGCACGATCGTGGAGTGCCGCAGCTTCTTGCTGGCGTCGTCGATGTCGCCGCCGCCGGCCTTCACGAGCGCGGCCGCGCCGTGCCGGAGGTCCCGCAGGTTGATGGGCGGCAGGCCGGCCGCCGCCACGATCCGCTTGAACTCCTTGCTGACCGCGTCGGGGTGCAGCCAGCTGCCGTCCTCGGCGGCGAACACCTTGCCGGTGTCCACCCACGTCTTCCCGGCTCGCAGCCGGGCGGCGCGCTCGGCGTCCTGGCGTGCCCGGTGTTCGCGCAGCACCGCGACGGTCTCGCGGTCCAGCATCACCGCCGACATGCTGCTGTCGGTCTTCGGGACCGTCTCGATGGGGGTCCAGCCGTCCACCACGATCTCCGTGAGGACGTCGATCCGCGGCGGGTTGATGTCCAGGTGGACGTTCGCCCAGTCGGCGCCGACCCCCTCGCCCCGGCGCAGGCCGTGGTGAGCGACCAGGTGGTAGAAGGCGTACAGCCTGCTGTCCTCCGCCGCGTCGAGGAAGGCGCCGAGTTGCTCCGGGCTCCAGACCATGACCGGGCTCGGTACGGCCCCAGTGTCACGCCAGCGGGCGACGCGCTCGGCGGTCCACAGCAGCCCCTTGGGCCGCGCGCCAGAGCCGAGCTCGACGTGCGCCGCGGCGTTGAAAGTGATCAGCTGCTCGGCGATGGCCTTGTTCAGCGCCGCCCGGAGCGTACGGCGGATCGCGTGCCTGGTGGCCACCCCGTTCGTCTTCCGGTACGGCTTCATCTCGGCGAGCTTCGCCCGCTCGGCGGTCAGGCGATCGCGCGCCTTGGCCGGCGGCCGCCCGGGCATCGTCCACTTGGCGCGCGCTTCCTGTTCGCGGCGGGCGGCGTTCTCGGCCCTGATGACGTCGCTCTCGTCGGCGATCGCGTCGAACATGCTCTGCACATGCCCGACGGTGAGGCGGTCGAGCCGCAGGTGGCCGAGGTGCGGCTTCAGGTGGACGCGGATGTGCGAGCCGTAGCCGGCGTTCGTCGTCGTCCGGGTCTTCTTCGTGGCCATCCAGCGGTCGAGCCACTCGGCCACGGTCATCTTGCCGTCGAGCGGCACGCCGACGCCCAGTCGGCGCTGCACCTCGGAAGTCTCGGGGATGTCCGCGCGGCGCCGGGCGATGTCGGCGAGTAGATCGCCCACGCGTCGCTGCTCGTCCGGGTCATCGCCAGCGAGATCGAGGATGGCCTGCAGGCGGGACAGGTCGCCCTGGGCCTCCGCGACGCTGCCGTACCCGGTGCGTCGGAACGTTCTGCGCTTCCCCTCAGCGTCCGGCGGGAGCTCCTGGCGGATCCCCGGGGCGCCGTGGTTCTTGCGCTTGAGCTTGGGGCAGGCGGCCCCGAGCAGTTTGCCGTCGGTGCCGCGGCACTCGCAGCGTCGGTAGATACTCCCTGCGCGGCGGGCTGACGGCATCGTGCTTACTCCTCTCGCTCCTCGTCGGGCGGCTTCTCAGTGTCGCCCAGCCGAAGCAGGCCGACCCCCAAAACAAACCGCATGGTCGCATTGAGGGCTTCCACGATCTGCTCGGGCGTAGCCGTCGGGCAGATGGCCCACCCTAGGCCGTGGCCATTTTTGACCGGTACCACCACCTGTTCTCCTGGTACGCGCTCGTCGAAGAAGAACCACGAAGTCTGCGACTCCACCAGCCTCCCCCATCCCTCGCTCACATGTTCGAGTCACCACATAGACCAGCGCCTTCGAGTCCATCTGGTGCCCGGCAATGATCGCACCACCCATCTCAGATATCTACAGGCAGCTCGGCACCCTCACCCAGGGTGATGCATAGGTGAGCGCATGCGTTACTGATCACCGGGATGCGTCGGGGGGGTCATGGAGTCGATCAGGCTAAGCAGCAGATCGCGCTGGTCAGGACGTAGGGAGTCCAGCTTCCTTACGTAAGCGACCGATTCCCCCGTTCCTGAGCGAAGGGGGTCCACGCCATGGAACTGCGCGCCGGCGGCATCCTGGATGCGCTCGATAGGCAGGCGAGTGGCCGCCTGGAGCGCTGCCAGCTCCTCATACACGGGTGGCGTGATCTTGTCCCCGCGCTCGAGGCGGTAGATCCAGCCACGTGTGACGCGTACGCCGCTGACTGGATCCACCGCACGGGCGGAGAAGGTGTCCAGCGACTCGCCGAGCTCGGCGCGGCGCGTGCGAATGAGGTCCGCTAGCTGGGTCCTCTGTTCAGGACCACTCACCATCTCACCTGAGCCTCTGTCCATAGCAGCCATGCTGCTCATCCTGCCACTCCTGTGCTGTGTGTGAATCATGGACCGTTCAGGGGGTTGCGACGTCATCCCGACGTACGGGCAGGTCAGTTGCGGCGTTCATTCAACACGCCGAACAAAGTGTTCAGCATGTCGGGGGTCCCTCGCTAGGTAGCACGGAGTCATTGGCCGGTTACCGACGTGCGCCCCCGTTCATTCGACGTACTGGACTTTCTGTTCAACCCATGAAATGCTCTCGCTCACGTTCAACGAGTCGAACGTTCTGGTCTATGAGGTAAATGTGAGCAACGAGAACAGCGCACCCCCGACCCTGTACGCCGTCCACAGCCCCGAACGTCTGAAGCTCCTGATGGAGCGCACCGGCACCGGTGAACCGATCACCAGCCGCGAACTTGCCACCGCCGCGGGCGTCGCCCACGGAGACCGCGAAGCGCGGCCGCAAGCTGATCGAGACGCTGGGCTCGGCCGGGCTCCCGGCGGTCGAGGGCGACGCCCGGGCGGTCGAGCGGTGGCTGGCCGAGTTCGAGGCCGCCAACGTCGGCCGCATCCCGTCCGAGCAGCTGGCCCGCTGGCTGGGCTGGCAGGACGACGGCACGTTCGTCAGCTCCCCCGAGGACGGCATCAAGGTCGACGTCCCCTTCGAGGAGCAGCGCGGCCCGGCACGTGCGCACGCCAGGAAGGGCGGGCTGGACGGCTGGCGAGAGACCATCAGCCAGCTGGCCGATTTCCCGGTGCCGCGCGTGGCCGTCGCGGCCGCGCTCGCCGCCCCGCTGCTCAAGCCGCTCGGCCTGAACAGCTTCACGCTGGACATCTCCAGCCGGTCCACCAAGGGCAAGACGACCGCGCTCCAGTGCGCGCTCTCCGTGTGGGCCGACCCGTCCGAGCACGCCTCCGCGATGAGCAACTGGCGCACCACGCTGTACGCGATCGAGAAGCGGCTGAACCTGGTCCGGGGCATCGTCACCGTCTTCGACGAGACGATGGCCGTCACCGACGACACCCTCATCGATGAGGTGCTGTACCAGCTCCCGATGAACCACGGGAAGGCCCGCAGCGGCGGCGCATTCGGCAACATGCTGCCCTGGGAGACCATCCTCCTGTCCTCCGGCGAGCGGCCGGCCCTGTCCTTCACGACCAGCCAGGGCGCCGCCGCCCGCATCCTCGGCACCACGATCGCCCCCTTCGGCGACGGAGGTGGCGCGACGGCGGCCGCCGTCCGCGAGGGCGTCCTGGCCCACCACGGGCACGCCGGGCCGGAGTTCATCCAGTACATCCTCAGCGGCCTGGCGCAGCCGAACGGGCGGGACAGGCTCAAGGAACACCACCGCACGCTGGTAGACGAGTTCCGCGGCTCCGGCGACATGACCCAGCGGCGCGCGCCGATGGTCGCCGTCCTCGCGCTCGCCGAGCTCCTCGCTTGCCGCATCGGGCTGCTGCCCTACGAGCCTCTCGGACACGATGTCTGGCGAGGGCTGTTCACCGCCCACAACCCCACCGACAAGCGGCCCGACATGGCGCTGGACGTCGTACGGGAGTACGTGGCAGGCCACGCGCACGAGCTTTTCAGCGTCACCCGCGCGGCCATGCACGAGAAGCCCCCGTACTCCGGCTGGCTCGGCGTCCTGTCGACCAAGGACGGCGTCACCGAGGTGGCGCTGCTGCCGGAGCGCGTCCGCAAGATCCTGGCGGACGCGGACTACTCGCTGGACGCCGTGGTCGGCAGCTGGGTCGACGACGGCTACCTGAAGACGCTGAAGAGCCAGCGCCCGGCGCACCTGGTGCCCCGCCGCTTCGACGGCGTCCGGGCCAAGTGCCTCGCCTTCACCCCGGAGGGCATGCCCTTCGGCGACGACGAGGTGGCGGCATGAGGCCCGCCACCGGGGTGGTACGCACCGAGTGCGTACCACCAAGTCCCACCAGTCACCGCAGGTCAGACGCGTATCAGGTGCCCCTCGGGGGGCGGTACGCAGTCGCCCGGAAATGGCACCCCTCAGGCGTGGGCGTGCGCGTGCGGGCGGGCGTGCGTGCGCACACACATCGACCTGTGTCTGTTCCTGCGTACCTGCGTACCACTCCCTCTAGTCCGAGAGATAACAGCAGGTCAGAGGCACTTTCACCCCGGTACGCAGCCGGTACGCAGCCGGTACGCAGCGCGTACCGCCTTCTCCTCACACCCACTGAATCGAGGTGACCCATGTCCTTCACCCCCCGGCCGTACCAGGTCGAGGCCATCGAGGCGCTGCGCAAGGGGTGGGCCGACGGCCAGAACCGTCTGGCCGTCGTCCTGCCCACCGGCGCCGGCAAGACCGTGGTCTTCTCCCACCTGGCCCACCAGATGCTCGACAGCCTCGGCGGCCGCCGCGCCCTCGTCATCGCCCACCGCGAAGAGCTCATCGAGCAGGCCGCTTCCAAGCTGCTGGCGGTCGACCCGATGCTGCGGGTCGGCATCGTCAAGGCCCAGCGCGACGACCACGCCGACGCCGACGTGATCGTCGCCAGCGTCCAGACCCTCGCCGTGGCCAAGCGGCGCGAGGCCATCCGCGATATCGGCCTGATCATCGTGGACGAGTGCCACCACGCGGCCGCCCGCACCTACATGGAGGTGCTGCGCCACTTCGGCGCCTGGGACGGCGTCCCGACGGCCGGCTTCACCGCCACGATGACCCGCGAGGACGGCGGCCTGGCCGAGGTCTGGCAGGACGTCGTGTACCGGCTCGACATCCTCGACATGATCAGCGACGGCTACCTGTGCGACGTCCGCGGCATGTCCATCAAGGTCGACACCCTCGACCTCAACAAGGTACGCACCCGCGGCGGCGACCTAGTCGAGGGACAGCTGGGCAAGGCCCTCGAAGACTCCGGCGCCCTGGACGCGATCGCCAAGGCGTACGCCGAGCACGCTGCCGACCGGCCGGGAGTCGTCTTCACCCCGACCGTGGCCACCGCCCAGCAGGCCGCCGCATCGCTGCGCGCCGTCGGCATCACGGCCGCCCCGGTCTGGGGCGACATGGGCCGGGACGAGCGGCGCGCGACTCTCGCCCGCTACGAGGCCGGCGAGGTGCAGGTGCTCACCAACTGCATGGTCCTGACCGAGGGGTTCGACGCCCCGCACACCAGCTGCATCGTCGTCGCCCGCCCCACCAAGAGCGCTGGCCTGTACGTGCAGATGGTCGGCCGCGGCCTGCGCCCGGCGCCCGGGAAGCAGAACGCGCTGCTCCTGGACGTCATGGGCGCCGCGTCCCGCCACCGGCTCGCCAGCATGGTCGACCTGACCGAGCGGGAGATCGGCGAGGCCCAGGCAGGCAAGAGCCTGAAGCAGGTCGCCGAGGAGCACGCGGCCGCCGAGAAGCGGCGCGCGCTCGCCGCCCGGGTCGAGGCCGAGGAGATCAACCTCTTCGGCTCGTCCGCGATCCGGTGGCTGCGCACCGAGGACGGCACGTGGTTCATCCGCCTGACCGGCGCGATGTTCCTTTTCCTGCAGCGCGACCCCGGGACCCGGCTGTACCGGATGCGCCGCTGGACGCAGGCCGACGGCGTGCACCCACCGAAGGACGACGTGGCCCGGCCGCTGCCGGAGGCCCTGGCGTGGCTGGAGCAGCAGGCGAAGGTGCTGGCGCCGTCCGCGTTCGTCGTGCGCCAGGCCCGGTGGCGGTCCGGCAAGCCGAGCCCGAAGCAGTTGGGCCTGTGCCGTCGCCTCGGCATCCGCGTGCCGACCGGCAGCACCGCCGGCGACGTCGCCGACCTCATCGACCAGGACCGCGTGAGCCGCGTCCTGGCCCAGCTGATCACCGCCGCGTAGCGGTCCGGGCCTGTCGCTATCAGGCCCGGACCTCCACCCATCACATCACGGAGGAACCGATGACCGACCTCAGCCCCGCCTCGCAGAAGCTCTTGCGAGAGATCGCCAAGTACGACACCGGCGCCGGCGTCCTGTTCCGGCACGCCCCCCGCGGCCGGTACTCGCACCCGAACACCCTGATGACCTACAACATGCGCACCTTCTGGCCGCTCACCGGCCTTGGCCTGGTGGACGACGGCGGCAATGACTCCGCGCCGGTGCGCATCACCGAGGCCGGCCAGAAGCTGGCCGCCGAGCTGGAGGAGCAGCACAAGACGCAGCAGGCCGCGAAGAAGGCCCGGCCGAAGCCGTCCGCCGACGGCGCGACCGCCCTGCGCCTCCTCCGGGAGATCGCCAAGCACGACGGTTCGCTGATCTACGACGACGGCCTGCGCCGCGTCTGGCGAGTCGCCTCCCGCGACGGACACCGAGCGTCCATCGGCATCTGGGTGGCGCTGGAGAAGGCCGGCTACATCCGCACCGAACGCGTCTCCAGTATCGGCGGCCAGCGGGTGTCCATCACCGACGCCGGGCGGCAGCGCATCGCTCCCGCCTGACCAGCCGCCAACCACACCCCCCACCAACACCACCACCGGCCAACGATCCGATCCGGATACCCCAGCCCCCGCGCGCACTACCGAGAGGACCCCCGGACCACATGACACCCCGACAGATCGCCCTCGACACCGAGCCCCGCCGGCTCCAGCGGCGCCGCACCAAGGGCTGGCGCGCACCCGCCAGCGCCGTGTACGTCGGCCGCGGCTCCCGCTGGGGCAACCCCTTCATGCTCGCCCCGGCCGCGTCGCAACGGGGCGGCCTGCTGGACATGTGGGCTGTCGAGTACAAGGGCCGAAAGCTCGGTCGCTGGGATGACAGTGCTGCCGCGCGTGCCGACGCCGTGGACCGCTACAGCCGGTGGATTCGCGAGACCGGGCAGGCTGATCTCGTCGCCCAGGCGCGCCGCGAGCTGGCGGGCCGGGACCTCATGTGCTGGTGCAAGACAACGGACCCGTGCCACGCCGACGTGCTGCTGCGCCTGGCCAACGGAGGACGAGCATGACCACCCATCACGTCGTCATGTGGTCCGGCGGCATCACCAGCTGGGCCACCGCCCGCCACGTCATCGCCGAACACGGCACGGCCAGCACCACGTGGGTGCGGCTGCTGGAGGTGTTCCCGGAGCGGTACGCCCGCGCTGAGGCTGCCGAGGCCAAGATGCGGCGCCTGCTCGGCAAGGACGTGTCGATCCTCCGCGACCGGCGCGGCGGGGCGACGAAGCCGCTCACCCTGGCAGCCCTCCGCCGGCGCATCGAGGAGCAGCCCGACCAGCTGGACCTGTTCGACGAGGGCGGCTGCGGCTGCTTCACCGAGCTGGCCGCGTGAGTCACAGGACGGCCCGGCGCGCTGATATCGCGCCGGGCCGGCACCCCGACCATCCCACACCACCCAGGAGCCAGACCATGACCGACCAGCCCCGCCGCCGCCCGCGCGCCGCCAGCGCCTTTCAGGCCCGCGGTGCCGCAGCTGAACAGGCCGCCGCCGTCGCCGCAGCGATCCGCGCGGAATGCGACGCCATCGACACCGCCACCACCGACCCGGACATCCGGGCAGCGACCGCCCGCATCCGCACCACCCTCACCGACGGCCCTCCTGCCGTCCCCTGCACCGCCACCGAACCCGACCCGAAGGGGGGCGCTCCCTACACGTGCTCCCTCGTCACCAAGCACGCCGAGCACGTGCACTTCGACGAGCAACGCCGAGTGCACTGGCTCCCCGACGCTCCGTCTGCCTGACCAGCCACCCGGAACGGAGAACCCGATGACCGACCGCAACTTCCGCCCCCGCTGCGGCAACGACCCGCGCGCCCAGCTCACCGACGGCGACCGCCAGGCCGTCGCCGACTTCCGGGCGTACCTCGCAGACCGGGCCGCGCTCCGCGACCGCATCGCCGAGGCGCTCCACCAGGACCAGACGCCGCCGCCCACCGTGTCGTGGGCGGACGAACAGCCGCTGGACCGTGAGATCTTCCTGCGCCGCGCCGACGTCGTGTTGGCGGTGCTGCCCGCGCCCACCGACCGGGCCACCGTCCTGCGGGAAGCCATCGACGTGGCCCGCGAGGAAGGCCACCGCCTCGAAGAGGTAGCAGGCATCGAAGCCGCGCGAGGCGCGCGCAGCGTGGCCTGCCTGCTGCGCAAGCTGCTCGGGAAAGTGCCAGTCCAGCGATCCGCAGACCAGGCCTATGGCCCCCGGACCTTCCACCTTCAGCGCGACCACGACGTCTCTGGCGTGTCCGGCACCGGCCGGGTCGCCGACGGAGTCCTCTGGCCCGACGGCACGGTGAGCATCCGCTGGCGCGGTAACCGGCCCTCCACCGTGCACTGGGACCGCCTGGGCGACGCGGAAGCCATCCACGGCCACCAGGGCGCCACCCGCATCGTGTGGGACGCCGAGGTGCAGCCGTGAGGCGCGCGGCCGCGGCCCTGCTGCCGCTCCTCTACGCGGCGGGCTCTCTCTTCCTCGCCCACGGTGCGACCCGCAGCTGGCAGCAGGACCGCACCGCGGAAGCCGCCGCGCTCGGCGCCTGCGCCCTGCTTCTGGTCGCCGCCCTCGTCGCCCGCCACCGGCACCAAGCCGAGGCGTACGACCTCCGCGCCGAACTGGAGCGCGCCGCCCGGCCGCCCCTGCCCCGCCGACGCCTCAGCGCGGACGAGATCACCACCGCGCTCTCCGCCGCCTGCTGCGAACGCTGGTGGACGTCGGCCGGCGCCGAGCACGACCACTCAGGGAAGGACCAGAACGCATGAGCCGGAAGCAGCACATCGTCGTGGAGCCCGAGCCCGGTGGCTGCGACCAGCATCCGACGGCCGGACGCGTCGGCCGGTACTGCCTGGGGTGCGTGCTCATCCCGGGACCGCTGACCGAGCCGGTGGAAGCCGCGCTCGCGGGCGAGGCATCCACGAAGCCACCGCGTCCCTCCGTCGACACGATCACCAGCGACGAGCTGGACTCTCTGTACGACCAGATGCGCGCCGCCGTCAGGGCGCTCGGCCGCCTGCAAGCGCTCGCCTACCGGTGGGAGCACCGCGACGCGGCGGACCTGCCCTACGCACGGAGCCTCCGGGCGGCGATCGCCGGACCCGGCCCCGACCAGCCTGACTACGAGGCAAGCCACCAGTGAACACCTGCGACATGTGCGGCAACGCGGCCAGCGGCTACCTGTGCAACCGGCACAAGGACAAGCTGGCCGCGAGGCTGCGTGAACTCCCCACCCTCTACCGCGAGGTGATCGAGTGTCTCGTACCCCGGCGGACTGGGTGGGGAGACATCGTGGCCTCCCACGCGGCGGCCGGCCCCCGCTCCCCCATCAACGAGGACGTCATCGACACAGTGAACTGGGCCCGTGCGACAGAGGTGATCCACTCTTGGCGGGCTGACGTCCGCCGGGTGCGTTGGCCTCACCGTGAAGGCACCCCACCCGCGCGTTTGGACGACGACTGCCGCTGGCTGGCCCAGGAGCTGGACTGGATCGTGATGCAGTATCCGGCCGCCGGCGACCTCGCGCGTGAGGTCGCCGAGCTGAACAGCGCCGTGCGTTCCGTCGTCGGCGACCCGGAGCCGCGGCCGCAGCGCATCGGGTACTGCGTGGCACTGGTCGGTGAAGGCATCGTCTGCGGCGCCGTCATCTCGCGCATGCCGGGTGAGACCCGGCTGACGTGCGGGTGGTGCGGCACGGTCTACGGACCCGAGGACTACCTGACTCTTCGCCACTTCCAGCCGGACGCGGCTTGATGTCACACGGGGGGTTGTGCATAACCCCCCGTGTGATAGCCTCGGAGAGGTGGAAACGCCCCCATGGCGGGACCGCCTCCGCGCGGAGGATGAGCTGCTGGAACAGCTCGAAACCCAAGCGGAAGCGGCTCGCAGACGAAGAGCGGCCGCCCTGAAGGACGGGGCCGAGGAACTGGGCAGCGTGTACGCGCTGGCGAAGCTTCTCGGCCTCAGCTGGACGGCGGTCGCGAACGCGATCAAGAAGTACACAACCGAATAAGGCGAGGGCCGGACAGCAGCTCGCCAGGTGCTGGAACACCTGGCGGCGCGCGCGCCATCCGACCCTCTACGCACCCGGAGCGCAGCCACGCCCCGGGCACTTGATCACGAGAGAGAGCGAACCTCCTCATGACCCAGCGGAACCCTATCGCCCACCGCCCGCGGGCGATCACCCCTGCCGTCGCTGAGCTGCACCGCCTCGCCCGCGAGGACTTCGCCAAGGGCGAGCAGCAACGCGCCGCCGCACGCCTGGCGCGGTACACCCCGAGCGCCACGGCCGCCCCCATCCCGCCGGCCACCGAGCCCAGCGACCTCGACGTCGCCATCAGCGTCGCCCAGCAGCTGCTCGACAGCGACCAGGTCCTCTCGCTCCGCGAGGCCCTGCGCCTGCTCCTCCGCGCCCTTGACGCCGAACCGCGCGCCGTCCAGCCCCCGGCGGCGCCGCACACCCCTGTCGGCCCCGGCTGCGGCGCCCCGGCCACCGTCCGCTACGAGGGCTACAGCCCCCGTGACGGACTCGCGCACGGCAGCCTCGACCTCGCCGTCTACGCCTGCGACGACCACGCCGGGCAGGCCCGTACCGAGTGGATCGGCGACCTGCTGGCGTACCGCACGACGACGGCCGGATCGCGCTGCGGCGAACGGTTCGACTTCACCACCCTCCGGGGTGAGCACCGGTGACCGCCTACGACCCGCTGTTCGACCCGAACAGGGCGCCCACCACACCAGCCAGCCTCGACGTCGAGCTCGCCGTCACCCGGCAGATCCTCGAAGAGACCGCCGGCCTGAACATCCACGACGACCACGACATGCGGTCCGCGGCGTTCGCGCTGAACTGCCGTATCCGTAGCCTGATGGCCGCGATCGAGGCGGAGCGAGGTGAGCGCCGGTGACCGCCCGCGACCTCATCGTCTGGACGCAGGCCCACCCGCTCACGTCCCTCGCCGCCAGCCTGGCCGCTCTCGTCGCCGCGGTCGTCCTCGCCCGTACCGGCCGCCGCGCGGTCCGCCGGGCGCCGGCCGCTGTCATCGTGGCCTCGCTCGCCGCCGCGGCCTGCACCGCCTACAGCGCAGACACCTCGTGGCGGTTCGCCGCCGACTACCTCGGCATGGCCTCGCCCGGCGAGCGCGCGGTGATGTTCGCCGCCGCCGAGCTGGCCCTGTTCGCATGCGCGCTGATGGCCCGCCAGAACCTGCGCACCCAGGGCGCCCCGGGCACGCCCGGCCTGCTGGTGTGGGTCATCACCGGGGTGCAGGTCATCCCCGCGTACTCGGAGTCCGGGCCGGTCGGCGGAACCGTGCGGGCGGTCGTCGGCCCCATCCTGGCCGCGCTGCTGTGGCACCTGGCCATGGGGATCGAGCTGCGCCACCGCCAGCCGGACGCCGAGTCCGCGAGCCTGCCCGCCCTGCTCGCCCGCGAACTGCGGGAGCGGCTGCTGTCCCGGCTCGGCCTCGCCGTCCGCGACCGCACCGCCGAGCAGATCAGCCGCGACCGCGCCACCGTGCGGGCCGTCGCCCTGGCCGCGAAGCTCGCCACGATGAAGCCCGGCGCCCGCGGCCGAGCCCGCGTCGAGCGACGCCTGTCCGTGGCCGTCGGCAAGGCGCAGGCCGGCGCGAGCACGGAGCAGCGAGCCAAGCTCCTCGACCTGCTCGCCGCCCGCCGTCACGCCACGGCGCTGGCCACGATCGACCTGCCCTCGCCGTGGCAGGACGAGGTCGAGGTGACCGTCGAGCGGGTGCCCGAGGAGCGGCCGCAGCTTCCGCCGGCCCGGCCGCCGGTGGTGCCCGCGGGGGTGCGGCTGCTGCCGATCGTGACCCGGCCCGCGCCCGTCGAGCCGCGCGAGCCCGCACCGGTGGTCATCCCGTCGCTCGACGACGCGGTGTTCTGGCTCCCCTCATGGCGCCGGGACCTGACCGGCAAGATGCCCGTCCAGCCGACCCCCGAAGCGGTCACCCCGGCCGATGGCGAGCGGTCACCCGAGCCCCCGGCCGTCCCCTTCGGCGAGCTGGCCCCCGCGGCCCTCGTCCCGGCCGCCGCCGTGCCTGCGGAGACGGTGAGGGAGGTAGTCACCGAGGTGGTCACCCTCACCCCGGGTGAGCTGCTGAAACGAGCCCGCCGCCTCAACCGGCAGCAGGAGACGACGACCGGCCGCCCCGTGACCATCGACAAGCTGCGCACCGAGTTCAACCTGTCCCGCCGCGAGGCCACCGAGCTGCGCCGCCAGGTGGTCACCCCAAGCCGAGGGGAGCGGTCATGAAGCCCCCCGCGCTCGGTGCCGCGTGATCCTCGCCGCGTTCTTCGCCGGATCCGCTCTGGTCGCCCTCCTCGGGCTGTGCGCCGTCGCGCTCCACGACGTCCCCCGGATCACCGGGACCGTCGCGTTCATCGTCACCCTCGCCGCGCTCGGCGTGGCCGTCCTCCGATAGGACCCGCATGACCCCGCTCAACATCCCGGCGTACAGCATCGTCACCCTCGGCGGCGTCGTCGTCGGCCTCGGCCTGTTCCTCTGGGACGCCTCCCGCTGGTGGGCCGACCACCCGAAGAAGCGCCTCAGCCTCAAGGCCCTGCGCAAGCTCGCCCCGACCCTCCTGTGCGTCTCCTACGGCACGCTGCTCATCCTGTCCGCCGGCGGCCTCCTCGGCGCCGCCGCGGACTGGTCCCTGTGGGGCAGCAACCAGCTCGGCGAGGGCCTCCTCGTCTACGGCGTCGGCGGCACCGCGCCGAACGTCACCCGCACCGCGCACCTCGTCCTCACCCCGGGCGGGCACGCGGTCGTCATCCTCGCCACGGTCGTCCTGGTCGCCGTGGCGTCCCGGCGCGGCTTCCGCTGGGACTTCGTCCGGCCGACCCTCGCCGGGGTGAGCCTGGGCCTCGCCAAGAGCGTCGCGGGCCTCGCCGGGCTGATCCTCGCCCCGGGCGTGTCCACCCTCGGCGACCTCGTGACGGGCCTGCTGTGAAGGCGGAAGCGGCCGCCGCGGGCCGCCGCCTGTGCCGGGGGACCTGGCGCCAACTGGAGGCGTGGGGCCGGTGGCTGTCCGGCGAGACGCACGCCGACCGGGCGGGCCTGGTCCGTCTCGGCGTGATCCTGGCCCGGTTCGCGGGGTCCGTGCTCGCCGCCCTCTTCTACGCGCTGCTGCTCCAGCGGGTGCCCGGCGGGATCTACGCGCTGCCGGTGGTGTGGGCGATCGGCGCATGGCAGATGTCCGATACGTCCGCCACTCCCCCACCGCCCTCGGCTCGCCCCTCCTGCCGCGAATGCGCAGGTCACGAGCTTGTGAACGTGACCCCTCTCGAAGGCCAGAAGGGGATGTTGATCTACACGTCCGCTGAGTCCGAGGAGTCCAACAAGACCCACGTACACATCGTGCGCACCGCCGACGAGACACACACCTGAGACCCCGGAGCGGCCGCCATCCGCCAAGACGTCCGGCCGCCCCGGTCCCTATCCCACGAAGAGACAGGACCACCCATCATGCCCAAGTTTCGCCGTACCGGGTCCATGGCCGACCTCGCCGCCACGATGACCCCCGAGGAGAAGACGAAGCACGAGACGACGTACCAGGCGTCGCGCGGCGGCTGGCACAAGCCCGCCGAGAAGCCCGTCCCCGGCACACCGAAGAAGGGATGATGGCCGCCATGAGCGAGCCCCGCACCTTCCCCCTCGCCGACCTCCTCAGCGTTACCACCCCCGCGCTGCTGTCCCGGCGCGGCATGGAAGGACTCGGCGACCTCCTCGCCCACATGACCGGCGAGACCCTCGCGCCCTGGCAGTTCCTCCGGGCGGCCGATGAGTGCGCCGCAGCGCTGTGCGACCAGCACCCGTTCCTCCGCGACCTCCAGCCGCCGAAGGGCGTGGACAAGGCGGACCTGTACGCCTGGCTCGTGGAAGCTGAGCGCGCCCACGGCGGGCTGATCAGGGTGGTCCGTCTCGCTGATTGGCAGCACCAGGACCCGGGCGTCGAGCTGCTCGACAGGATCGACCTGGCCCGGATGCGCACCATCGACAGGGAGCAGCCGAAGGGCTGACGCCCTGCCACACTGGAGTCTGCGCGCCGGGTATCGCCCGGCAGTTGGCCCCGCCGACCCCCCGTGTCGGCGGGGCCTTCGCACACGAGGAGGACGCCATGCCCAGCCTGGACGAACTGTGTCAGACGTCGACCGGTCTCCTGGCCGCCAGCGTGCTAGCCCCGTACGCGCCGCTCCTCGCGATGGCGGCCGAGACAGAGGCCCAGCTGCACCGCTACCTCGCCCGCGCGGCCGCGCTCGGCGCCAGCGAGACTCAAGCCGAGGAAGTGCTGGAGCAGGTCACGGCCAAGGCCGAGCAGCTGCAGCGAGCAGGGGCCGACGTCACCCCCGCGGACATCGCTGATGAGGCGTGGCGCTGCCTCGTCCTGCACACCGGGGGTTTGCCGTACTTGCCGTTCATGGCGTACGCCGAGGGCCTGTTGCACCGCGACACTGCGGAGGGATGACGCCGCACAGGTCCTGGCCGCGCTGAAGCATCATGGACAGCATGGAGTCGCAGATCATCCGGCCCGGCCACCTCACCGCCCACCAGGCCGCGCGCGTCCTCGGCGTCAGCCTGGTGGGCCTCCGCAGCATCGTCCATCGCGGCCAGCTGCAGCGCGCCGGCGGCACCCCGCGACAGCCCTGGTACCGCGTCACCGACGTCGCCGACCTCGCCGCCAAGCGCGCCGCGCGGAAGGCCGTCATGAAGGTCCCCATCAGCGGTCGCTACGAGGCCGCTTGACCGCAGGTCACACCGGGTGCAACGATCTCGGTGTACAGCTGTGCCCGCAGACCGGCACCCAGACACACAACGAGCCCCCTCCGCGACCTGGCCCGAGGGGGCTTCGTCGTGCAAGCGGCGGGTGCCTGCAAGGGACGTGCGACCTGCACCCCGTCTTCCCCCGCCCCGCCTGTTTTCAGGGCCGCTGCCGCACCATCACCGCAGCTAGGACACCGAGAACAAGTGCTGCACCCGCGATGACTCCGGGCCACCAGGTGATCAGTCGGCAGCCGATCAGCAGGACCAGGCCCGCCACCACGATGCCGAGGGAAGCGTCCGGCTTCCGTCCCATCTTCACCACCCCCAAGGCGCGCACGGTACCGAGTGGAGGTGACCATGGCCAGGCGCCGAGCCCTCACCGTCTGCTCCGTCTCCGGCTGCCCCGAGCTCACACCCGCCGGCCGATGCGCACAGCACCGGCAGCAGGCCGAGCAGCAGCGCGGCACCGCACGCCAGCGCGGCTACGACAGCGACCACGAGCAGCGCTTCCGCCGGCCCGTCCTGCAGCGCGACCCGACGTGCGTCTGCACCGACGAGCGCCACGGCCACGGCAGCCCGTGCGGCCAGCCCTCGAAGCACGCCGACCACCACCCGCTGGACCGCCGGGCCCTGACCGCTGCCGGCCTCGACCCCAACGACCCGCGGCACGGGCGCGGCCTGTGCGGCCCGTGCCACAGCAGGAGCACCGCACGCGAGCAGCCCGGAGGATGGAACCGATGACCACACGCGTCCTCGCAACGATCACGCAAGCGGACATCGAGAGGCACCGCGAAGCACTGTGCGAGTGGGCGAGGGCCAACGGCATCGAGCCGCGGGACATCGCCGCAGCCCCAGGGCTGACCGTGGAGCAGGTCGGGGAGCGCACGGTGATCGTCTACTGGGAGTTCCAGCGGTCCGCCGGCGCGCTGTGGGTCCGGCGGGCCGCTCGCCTCCGGGTGCCGCTGCCGGCGCTGGGTGATCACTCCAAAGATCACCCGGAGTCATAGTCATTGTCACTCTGCGTCATGATCACCCCGGGGGGCGCCCCAAGATCAACGATCTTGAAGGACCGCCGGGGAGGTGCCTCGCTGTGCGTACGGGTCTGGGAGGTCCCGCCGGCCGCCCGCCAGGTCACCGAACGTAGTCCCGCCCGAGCCGCGACGGCCGGGCACGAGGCGCCGCGACGGCGCGATCGGGAGGTAGACCCATGGCTGGTACTGGACCGGTGCCGAACCCGCAGCGTCGGCGCCGCAACGAGGACCCGGTGCCCGGCACCGTGCTGCCGGCGGACGGCTACACCGGGCCGTCCCCGGACCTGCCGGGTGGCCACGACTACGACACCCGGACCCTGTCCTGGTACGAGACCTGGCGGTACTCGCCGCAGGCTGCCACCTTCCTCGCGACGGACTGGCAGCGGCTCCACATGCTCGCCCAGCTGGTCGAGCAGTACTGGCAGGAGCCGAAGAAGGAGCTGCTCTCGGAGATCCGGCTGAACGAGGCCGCCATCGGCGGCACCGCGGCGGACCGGATGCGGCTGCGCTGGTCGCTCGGGCAGGCCGAGGTCGGCAAGGGCGCGGCCCGGGCCGCCGAGAGGGCGGCAGCGCGCCGCGGCGACGACCCGCGGCGCCGGCTCCGGGCGGTCGGTGAGGAGTAGTGCGCACCCCGGGCGTCCGGAGGTCGCTCGGCTACGCACTCGCGGACTGGATCGAGTACTACCTGGTCCACGGCCCCGGCGACGTCCAGGGCCAGGAGATCGAGCTGGACGAGGAGATCCTCCGGTTCATCGTCTGCTGCTACGCGATCGACGCGAGCGGCCGGCGCCGCTTCGACGAGGTCCTGCTGTCCCGCGCGAAGGGCCGGGCCAAGTCCGAGGTCGCCGGGATGCTGGTGGTGGCCGAGGCTCTGGCCCCGGTCCGCTTCGACCACTGGGCGGAGCCGGGCGAGATCTCGGACTGGGGCTACGAGTACGAGACCGGGGAGCCCGTCGGGGCCCCGGTCACGTACCCGTTCATCCGGTGCCTGGCCACGGAGGAGACGCAGGCCGGCAACACGTACGCCAACGTCACCTACATGCTCAGCCACAGCGAGCACCTGGCCGAGGACTACCCGGGCGTCGACATCGGCAACGACTGGCAGAGCAGCACGCGCGTCTTCCTGCCGGACGGCGGCGAGATCCGCCCCTCCACGGCCAGCTCGGCGGCGAAGGACGGCGGCAAGGAGTCGTTCTCGGTAGCGGACGAGACGCACCTGTACGTGCTGCCCGAGCTGCGGGACATGTACGAGACCGTCGAGCGGAACACGATGAAGCGGAAGGCCGCGGAGCCGTGGTTCCTGCAGACGTCGACCATGTACGCCATCGGTGAGGACTCCATCGCCGAGCGCACGCACCGCAACCACAAGGCGGGCAAGGCGCCGCGGCTGTACTTCGACCACGTCCAGGCCCCGGAGCGCCTCCTGGAGGACGCCGCCTACGAGGACCCTGGCGAGCTGAAGCGCGGCCTGATGCAGGCGTACGGCCCGTTCGCGGCCCACATGGACCTGGACCGCATGGTCACGATGGCCCACAAGCCCACCCAGGACCGAGCCAAGTTCCGGCGGTACTTCCTCAACCTGCCGGTCAGCCTCAGCGAGACGTGGCTGGCCCGGCACCTGTGGGAACGATGCGCGCTGCCCCAACTCGTCGAGCCGGGCGAGCGGATCACGGTCGGATTCGACGGCTCCGACCATGACGACTGCACGGCCATCACCTGCTGCCGCGTCAGCGACGGCTACGTGTTCACGCCGACGTTCCCGGACGGCCGGCCGATGATCTGGACGAAGTGGGACGACGGCGACCCGGACAGCTGGCGGGTCCCGCGCGCCGAGGTCCGGGCCGGCATGTCGCACGTGTTCGCGACGTACAAGGTCGAGCGGGCCTACGGCGACCCGCCCGACTGGCGCGACGAGTGCGACGACTGGGCGGCCGAGTTCGGCGAGGAGACCTTCCTCATCTTCGAGACCCGTGTGGCCACCCGCATGTGCCCGGCCCTGGACCGGATGAAGACGGCCACCCTCGCCGGCGAGCTGACCCACGACGGCAACGCGACGATGGCCGAGCACGTCGGCAACGCCAAGCCCGAGCGGCGCCCCTCGGGCATCGCGATCACGAAGCCCAGCCAGGACCGGAAGATCGACTCCGCTGTCACCGCGGCGCTCGCCCTGGAGGCGCGCGCGGACGTCCTGAAGCTCGCCGCCAGCGCGGTGTCGAACTCGGTCAGTGGCTACGGATAGGAGGTGTGTCCGTGGGCGTGTCCGCGCAGGAAGCCATCCGGATCACGAACGTGCTGTGCCAGGAACTGGACCGACGCCAGGCGGCCATCACCCTGTGGAACGACATCTACAAGGGCAAGCAGAACCTCGGGTTCGCCAGCGAACGTTTCCGGGCCGCCTTCGGTGGGTTGTTCCAGGACTTCGCGGACAACTGGTCGGAGGTGGTGTGCGACGCGCCCGCCGAACGGCTGACCCCGGTCGGTTTCCGGTTCGGCACCGGCGACGAGAAGGACCCGCCCGCCGCCGACAAGGACGCGCAACGGATCTGGCAGGCGTCGTCCATGGACGCCTGGTCGCGGGTGGCGCACGTCGAGGCGTCGGTGAAGTCCCGGGCGTTCGTGCTGGTGTGGGCGGCCGACCCGGACGCCGACGAGGTCGAGCCGGAGATCACCGTCGAGGACGCCACCCAGTGCATCGTCGCCTACGCGCCGGGCAGCCGGCGCAAGCGGGTCGCGGCGCTGAAGCGGTTCGACGGGGAGGACGGCTACGAGTACGCCACCCTCTACCTGCCGGACGAGCTGTGGAAGTGGCGCCGTCCGACGAGCCGGTCCGGGCTCGTCCTGCCGTCGTCGCTGGTGCTGTCCGGGTGGCAGCCGCGCGGCGACGCCCCCGAGCAGCAGCGCATCGACAACCCCCTGAAGCGGGTGCCGATGGTGGAGCTCCGCAACCGGCCCCGGCTCACCGACGACCCGTCGCCCGAACACCGGCAGGTCATCCCGATCCAGGGCGCCCTGAACAAGCTGATCGCCGACATGCTCACCGCGTCGGAAGCGGGTGCCTTCCCGGCGCGCTGGGGCACGGGCATCGACCTGCCCAAGGACCCGCTGACCGGACAGGAGATCGACGATCCGGAGCTGTGGCGGCTCGCCGTCAACAAGATGCTCAGGGCGAGCAACCCGGCAGCGAAGTTCGGCAACTTCGAGGCCGCCGACCTGGCGAACTTCGTCGCCGGGATCACGCTGCTGACCGAGCACATCTCCGCGCTCAGCCGGACCCCGCCGACGTACTTCATGGGGAAGGTGCAGAACGTCTCCGCCGACGCCCTGACCGCCGCCGAGGCGGGCCTGGCCTCGAAGTGCCGCGACAAGACCATGTTCTACGGCGAGGACTGGGAAGAGGCCATGCGGCTCGCTTTCCTGGTCAAGGGCGACGACAAGCGCGGCAACAACCCGCTGGCCGAGACGATCTGGCGGGACGTCGAGTACCGCACCGAGGCCCAGCACATCGACGCGGTGCTGAAGAAGAAGGCTTTGGGCGTGCCGTGGCGGCAGCTGATGGAGGACGCCGGCTACACGCCCACCCAGATCGACCGCATGGAGCGGATGCTGGAGCAGGACGCCGACCGGGCGGCCCGCGCGCTCGCTTTCGCCACGCCGGGCGAGGGCCTCGACGGCACCGACGGCCAGAGCGACTCGGGGGCGGAGGCTGACGCGGAGCTGGTGCCGTGAGCCAGCAGACGCAGGCCCTGGCGCTCGCGCACTACGCGCGCCTGCGGACGCTGTCGCAGCGCGCGGTGGCCCGGGTGGAGACGGTGTGGCGGCGCATCGACCGGGCCGACATCAGCCGGTCCTGGGCCGAGGTCGCGCCGCTGCTGATGTCCGCGGTCATGGAGGCCCAGGAGCAGGCGGCGCAGCTCGCCGATCCGTACGTCGCGGCTGTCGCGGCCGCGGAGGGCGACGAGTCCGCGGCGGCCGGCAGGGTCACCGCCCGGGCGTTCTCCGGGATCGCCTCGGACGGGCGCCCGCTGCTGTCGCTGCTGTACCAGCCGGTCATCGACTGGAAGGTCCGGATGGCGGCCGGGCAGAGCGTGGATGCCGCGTTCCGCGGGTCCCTGGCGAGCGCACTGAGGATAACGGCCACGCAGGTCGCCGACGCCGGCCGTGGGGCGACGGGCGTGGCGATGGCGGGCCGGCGGACGATTCAGGGCTACGTGCGGGTGGTGCAGCCCCCGGCGTGCGGGCGGTGCATCATCCTCGCCGGGCGCGAGTACGGCTGGAACCGTGGCTTCCAGCGGCACCCCAAGTGCGACTGCATCCACCTGCCCACCACGCTCATCGCCCGCGACCAAGGCCGGGGCCGCGGGCGCCTCGATGGCGACCGCTTCACCCCGACCACCCGCCCCGGCAGCGCGCCCGGGTTCATCGACCCGCGCGCCTACTTCGACGGCCTGTCCCGCGCCGAGCAAGAGCGGGTGTTCGGCGCGGCGGGCGCCCGGGCGATCCGCGAGGGCGCCGACATGGCCCAGGTGGTCAACGCCCGCCGCGGCATGACGACCATGTCCGCCTACGGCCGGCGCGTGCTGGCCACCACCGAGGGCGCCACTCGGCGCGGCAGCTTCTACCGGCTGGAGCGCGAGCGGACCGAGGCGCAGACCGGCATCCGCTTCGCCCGCGACCGCACCGAGGCCCGGCGTGGCTTTCCGCGCTTCGAGCTGCGCACGCCCCGGCTGATGCCGGAGGAGATCTACCGGCTGGCCGAGAGCCGGGACGAGGCGATCCGCATGCTGCGGCGCTTCGGCTACCTGCAATGACCCACCCGCGTGCGGCGCGATGCCGCTCGCCAACCCCCTGGAGAGCGCGATGCTCAAGAACGCCCGTACCCGCCTGCTGGCCGCCGCCATGGGCAGCACCTGGTCGCATCCGTACGCCGACCCGTTCACGTGCTACGCCGACGGCGGCAGCGGCGACGGGGACGGTGGGCAGGACGACGGCGGAGACGGGGACAGCGACGCCGACGAAGACGGCAGCGACGACGACTCCGACGACGCTGACGGCGACGACGGTAAGGACGACGACCAGGACGCCGAGAAGCTGGGCGAGAAGGGCGTCAAGGCCCTGCGCGAGCTTCGCCGCGAGAACCGGCGCCTGAAGGCGCAGCTGCGCCAGCAGGGCGACGGCGGCGACTCGAAGCGGAAGGCGTCCACCAAGGACGGCGACGACGACCAGGACGACGCCGAGACGCTACGCGAGCGCGCCCGCGAGGAAGCTCGCGCGGAGGTGTGGACGGAGCGGGTCGAAGCGGCGGCGATCGCCGCGGCGGCCGGCCGTCTGGCCAACCCGTCCCGCGTCGCGCAGCTGCTCGGCGAGGACCTGGCCGACGTCCCCAAGGACGCCAAGGGCCGTCCCGACAAGGACGCGATCACCGAGCTGATCGACGAACTGCTGGAGACCGACCCCTACCTGGCCGCGCCCGCGACGGGCGGCACCGGCCGGCGGTTCCAGGGCGACGCCGACGGCGGCGCCCGCAAGAAGACGAAGAAGGCCGCAGCCAGCCTCGACGAGGCCATCGCAGCCAAGCTCGCCGGGTAAGACCGGCGGCTGACCCCTAGGAGCCACCAATGCCCGTGACGCTCGCTCAGGCGAAGCTGAACGCGACGGACGACATCGACACCCAGGTGATCGACGAGTTCGCCAAGAGCAACTTCATCCTCCAGAACCTGACTTTCGACAACGTGGTCAACCAGGCCGGCGGCGGGGCCACCCTGACCTACGGCTACACCCGGCTGATCACGCAGGCCGACGCCGCATTCCGTGCGATCAACTCGGAGTACACGCCGGCCGAGGTCACCAAGCAGCGCTACACCGTCGACCTCAAGCCGCTCGGCGGCAGCTTCCAGGTCGACCGCATCCTCAACCGCATCGCCCGCGCGGCCGAGACCAGCCTGCAGATGCGGCAGAAGATCAAGGCGACGAACGCCAAGTTCTCCGACGCCGTGATCAACGGCGACAGCGCGGTCGACGTCAACGGATTCGACGGCCTGTCCAAGTCCCTCACCGCCTCCACCACGGAGATGGGCGTGGGCGTGTCCACCGACTGGCGCGGCGCCACCATCGGCTCCGACCTCGGCAAGGCGAACGACGCCCTCGACCTGCTCGACGCCTGGCTGGCCCTGCTGGACGGCACCCCGGGCGCGATCATGGGCAACATCGACTCCATCGCCCGCATCCGGTCGCTGGCCCGCCGCGCCGGGTACTACGACCGCTCCACCTCCGCGGACTTCGGTTCCCAGGTCGAGACGTACCGGGGTATCCCGCTGGTCGACCTCGGGAACAAGGCCGGCTCGAACAACCCGGTCATCCCGACGGTGAACAAGACGGTCGCCACGGTGGCCGGCAACTACACCGACATCTACGCGGTGCGCTTCGGGCTGGACGGTTTCCACGGCGTCTCGATGGCCGATTCCCCGCTGGTCCAGACGTGGCTGCCCGACTTCTCCACCGCCGGCGCGGTCAAGACGGGCGAAGTCGAACTCGGCCCGGCGGCCGTCGTCCTCAAGGCCACGAAGTCCGCGGCCGTCCTCCGCAACCTGCTCGTGCGCTGATCGGAGACTCACGCCATGGCACGCATCACCACCCCTGTCCCCGGCTACAGCGGCCCCGGCCCGGCCGGGGTCATGTTCCAGGACGGCGTCGGCCACTCCGACGACCAGGCCGTCATCGACTACTGCCGCGGCGCCGGGTACGGCATCGACGAGGAGCCGCCCAGGCGGGAAACCCCGCAGGTTCCCGACCCGCGCGAGGTGACCACTGTCGTGGTCGGCGCGCCGGCCCGGGACGCCGCGGTCGACCCCAGCCCGGCCGACTTCCGCCCGCCGGTGAACGCTGGCGAGGCCAACCCGCACGGGCCCCAGGTGTGGGCCCCGGGCCTGCCCGGCGGCGGCCTGCAGCCCACCGCCCCGCCCGCCGACTCCGACGAGGTCACCTCCGGGACCAAGGAGAACGAGGGCGGCCCCGACGTCCCGCCACCCGCCCAGAACGCTCCGGTCGCCGAGTGGCGGCAGTGGGTCATCAGCACCCAGGTGGACAACGACCCCGAGGTGCACGCCCAGGTCGAGAAGGCCACGAAGGCGGAGCTGATCAAGAAGTACGGAGGCTGACGTGACCCTGGGACCGTTCGCCACAGCCTCCGACCTCGTCGCCCGCATGGGCCGCGACCTGGACCCCGTCGAGCAGTCCCAGGCAGACCGGCTGCTGGCCGATGCCTCCAACCTGATCCGGATGACGGCCGACTACCAGCAGATCAGCCGTGTCGACAACGACACCGTCACCCTGCGCGGCTCCTACCGGACCGTGCTGAAGCTGCCTCAGAGGCCGGTCCGCGACGTCACCGCCGTCGCGGGTCTCGCCTCCACCGCATGGCGGTGGAACGGCGGCGACTGCCTCATCCGTCTCGACGGAGGGGTGTGGGACGGGCCGGTCACGGTGACCTACTCCCACGGCTTGGACGAGGACGACGTGGCCTACCAGGTCGCCGTGTCCGTCGCCTGCGACGCCGTGAAACGAGTCCTCACGAACCCCGAGCTCGTCCGGCAGCGCAGCATCGACGACTTCTCCGAGACGCTCGCCGACGCCCGCGCCTCGCTCCTACAGGGCGAGCAGGACACGATCCGGCAGGCGTTCGGGGTGACCAGCTGGGGGGTGTCGTCGTGAGCAGCCTCGACACGGTCCTGGCGCGCGGCCGGGCCGCCGCAAAGGCCCGCATGCGGGACACCGTCCACCTGTACTCGCAGGCCCCGGACGTCTTCGACCGGAGCAGCGGCAACACGGTGCCCGGCGCCAAGACCACGCTGTACGAGGGGCGAGCCCGGGTGAAGCCTGTGGCCCAGGCGGGCGAGGACACCGAAGCCAGCGAGCGCGAGGTGCGGCTGCTGGAGTACGAGGTCTCCCTGCCCTGGGACACCCCGCTACCGCCCGGCACCCGGGTCCTGCCGGGCATGCGCGTCGAGGTCACCGCATCCCGCGACGCCCGCATGGTCGGCCTGGTCCTGTGGGTCACCGGCACCCAGTACGGCGAGCAGGCCACCGCCTGGCGCCTGACCACGGAGGACAGGACATGACCAGTGCACGCTTCGACATGAGCGACGTGCGGCGCCTGGAGCGGCACCTGGCGCGCAGTATCCCCCGGATCCGCCGTGAGGCCCGCAGGGTCGTCGTCCGGGGCGCGATCAACGTGAAGCAGGACTGGCGGGCCAACGCCCAGGCGAGCGGCCGCAAACACGCCGGGAGGTTGTACCCGCGCACCCTGGGCTACGACATCGCCGGGTACGGGCCGGACATCTGGGCCGCCACCATCGGCCCGGACAAGGGCGGCCCCCAGGGCCCGCTCGGCGCCATCCTGGAGTACGGCTCGGTGCACAACCCACCCCACCGCGACGGCGGCCGCGCGTTGGACGCTGAACTGCCCCGCTTCGAGGCTCAGATGGAGCTGCTCGCTCAGCGCGGCCTGGCCTGGTGGAACTGATGGTCTCGCCGTCCCCACCCGACGTCCTGGCCCACGTGGACGCGGTCCAGGCGGCGCTGGAGGGCGTCGGCCTGACCGTGTACCTCGGCGGCACCCCCACGAGCAGCAGCTGGTCGCCACCGGACAAGTTCGCGGTGCTCTACCCGGACCCCGGCATGGCGGTGCGCGAGTCCCTCGCCGACGAGCGCACGCACTTCGACTCCACCATGCAGATCACCTGCGTCGGCGGAGACCCCGAGCGCACGCTGTGGGTGGCGGGCCGCGTACGCCGGGCCATGTCCCAGCCCCTGACCGTCGAGGGCCGCCAGTGCTGGCCCCCCGAGGACCTGGGCGGGCCGCCCCTCGCGCGGGACGACGACGTCACCCCGCCGCTCTGGTTCCTGCCCGTCCAGTACCGCATCTGCTCAACACCCGCCTGATGGAGGGCACCCCATGGCAACCCTGACGACCCAGGCCATCGCGCTCGCCGGCCTGAACCCCACCTACTCGCCGGCGACCGGCGGCGGCGACAAGTGCGAGGTCGGCGACCGCAACTTCCTGCACGTCAAGAACGGCGCCGGCAGCCCGGTCACGGTCACCCTCACGGCGACCGCGTCCGTCCGCGGACAGGCCGTCTCGAACCTGACCGTCTCCGTCCCGGCCTCCGGCGAGCGGATGATCGGCCCCCTGCAGCCGGACCTGCTGCAGAGCCCGGTCGACAGCCTGTGCGCCATCGGCTACAGCTCGGCGACGTCCGTGACCGTCGCCTCCCTGCGGATCTGACCCGCACCCACCCCGCCCCTGCCCTGCGCCGCCCGGCCAGGGCTTTTCTCATGCCCTGGAGGACCTCATGGGTGACCTGATCAGCGACGGCAAGACCCGCGTGGCGTGGGCGTCGTCCATCAGCAACATCAACGCGCCCACGGTGGCCGAGCTGACCGCGGCCGCGGACTACACCAAGCGCATCACGCCCGACGGACTGAAGCTGGACCCCAGCACCGCGGACGTCGACACGTCCTCGCTGGCGTCGACCTTCGACACCAAGACCGTCGGCCGGGTGGGCTTCGACACGGAGCTCACCTTCAAGCGCGGCGACAACCCCACCGACGACGCGCCCTTCACCACGCTGAAGTACGGCGTGAGCGGGTTCCTGGTGGTGCGCCGCGGCGTCACCTACACCACCGCCTGGGCGACCGGCCAGAAGGTGGAGGTGTACCCGATCACCTGCGGTGAGCCGCAGAACGTCGCGCCGGCGGCGAACGAGGTCGCGAAGTTCGTGTCGCCGATGAAGGTCACCGACCAGCCGGCGACCGCCGCGACGGTGGCCTGATGCCGAACATCGACGACATCCTGAAGCGGGCCAAGCCCCGCGAGCGCACCGTGCGGGTATGCATCCGCGGGGACCTGGCCAGCCGCGTCGAGCAGCTGGCCGAGGAACTGTCCAGGGTGTCCAAGGACTGGGAGCCGCAGGACATCGCCGACGAGCACCCCGGCCGGCGGATCGCCGCCGATCTCAAGGCGGCCCGCGAGGCGGCCCAAGAGGCTGAGGTGCCGTTCACCCTGCGGTACATCGGGGACCGGGCCTACAGCGACCTGGTCGCCGCGCACCCCTCGGACGACGAGAAGGAGCTGTTCGACGGCCGGACCTTCCCGCGTGCCCTGATCGTCGCCTCGTGCGTCGACCCGGTCATGGACGAGAAGCAGGCGGCCGAGCTGTTCGAGGTCATCAGTCAGGGCGAGATCGAGAAGCTGTTCCAGGCTGCGTGGGACGTCCACCACTCGGCGGACCTCGGCCCTTTCTCGCTGGCCGCCTCCGCGCTCCTGGCGGGCCTTGGCGGCGCGAGCTAGAAGCCGCCCGCGCCTGGGGCGTGCCCCGAAGCGTGTTCCTCGGGCGCGTCGTCGAGCCGGGCGAACCGCTGTGGCTGCCCGAGGACCGGGCGTGGGCCCTCGCCCTGCTCGACGTCGAGGCCGACCGGTGCCCGGAGTGCCGGCAGCCCTGGGGCGAGGCCACGGCCAAGGAGAACGAGTTCGGCTACCGGGCCGAGCTGATCCGCTGTCACGCCTGCACGGCCTCAGCACAGGCCGTACGGGCCTACCAGGACAAGGGCGGGGCGGCCGAGGGCCTGCACGTCCACATCGAGCGCACCGGGGGGTGACCTGTGGCGACCCGCACCGTCAACGTCCGCCTGGTCGCGGACGTCAACCAGTACACCCGCTCGATGCGTTCGGCGGCCCGCAGCACCTCCCAGGTGGCCCACGCGGGCGCCATCGTCGGCACGGCGATGATCGCCGGGTTCGCGGTGGCCGCGGCTTCCGCCGCGAAGTTCGACAAGGCCCTGTCGAACGTGCGGGCCGTATCCGGGGCCTCTGCCGCCGAGATGAAGAAGCTCCGCGCGGCCGCCCTCGAAGCGGGCCGCACCACCAGCTTCACGGCGACCCAGGCCGCCGACGCCGAGGCCGAGCTGGCGCGCGCCGGCGTGAAGGTCGCGGACATCACAGGCGGCGCCCTGAAGGGCTCGCTGGCGCTGGCGGCGTCCGGCCAGATGGACCTCGCGGACGCCGCAGTCATCGCCGCGCAGGCCATGAACACGTTCGGGCTGCACGGCAAGGACGTCTCCCACATCGCCGACGTCATGTCCGCGGCCGCCAACAAGAGCGCCGCCGACATGCACGGCCTCGGGATGTCCATGCGGATGGGCGGCCTGCTCGCCCACCAGACCGGCCTGTCGCTCGAAGACACGGTCGGCACCCTGGCCGCCTTCGCCGACCACGCGCTGATCGGCTCGGACGCCGGTACCTCGCTGAAGGTGATGCTTCAGCGACTGGTGCCGCAGTCCAAGGAAGCCGCCGGGATGATGGACAAGCTCGGCTTCTCCGCCTACGACTCCCAGGGGCAATTCGTCGGCCTGACCGAGCTCGCCGCCCGCATGAAGACGTCGTTCTCGAAGCTCACGCCCGAGGCTCGGAATGCGGCAATGGCGACCATCTTCGGTGCAGACGCCGTGCGTTCGGCGACCATCCTGTACGAGCTCGGCGCCGACGGCATCAACTCGTACGTCCGGGCGGTCGACGACCAGGGCGCCGCCCAGCGCATGGCGGCCACCCAGACCGACAACCTCATCGGCGACCTGGAGCGGCTGCGCGGCGCCTTCGAGGTCGCCCTGATCGAGAGCGGCTCCGCGGCCAACGGGATGCTGCGCGACATGACGCAGTCGATCACCCGGCTGGTCAACGCGTACAGCTCGCTCCCGCCGGACGTGCAGCACGCCGTCACCCTCTTCATGGGCTTCGGCGGGGCCGTGGCGCTGGCGGGCGCCGGCCTGCTGTTGCTTATCCCACGGATCCACGCCACCACGACCTCTCTGGCGGCCATGGGCGTCACCGCGGCGCGCGTGCGCTACACGATGATGAGCCTGGGCCGACTGGGCCTCGTCGTCGCCGGGCTCGAAGCCGTCACCTGGGGCACCGAGAAGCTCATGAGCGTCTTCGACGACGCCCCGCCGAACGTCACGCGCATGGGCAACGCCCTGCTCGGCTTCGCGAAGAACGGCAAGGCCGCCGGCGAGCTCACCCGCGTGTTCGGGAAGGACCTCGACGGTTTCGGCGATGCCGTCGCCCGCATTGCCCACCCCGGCGCGATGGACCGCGTCGGCGACTCCCTGTACGCCATCACCCACCTGGGCAGCGACTCCTACGACCTCGACCAAGCCCAGAAGAAGATCACTGCCGTAGACCAGGCGCTGAAGAGCTTGGTCGAGGGCGGCGCCAGCGACGTCGCCGCGACAGCCTTCAAGAAGCTCGCCACGGAGGCCGAGGCGCAGGGCACGTCCGTGGAGAAGCTCCGCACGCTGCTGCCCGGGTACGCCGAAGCCCTGACTGCTGCCGACACTCAGCAGCAGCTGACCGCCGACTCCCAGAAGGAACTCGCGCAGCAGGCCGGCCTCACCACTGAGGAACTGACGGACCAGCGCAGCGAGGCCGAGAAGCTGACCGACGCCCTGAAGATGCTGAACGGCATCAACATCTCCGTCGGCGAGAAGGCCATCGGGTTCCACCAGTCCCTCGCCGACCTCACAGAGGCGGTCAAGGACAACGGGCACAGCCTGGACATCACCTCGGAGAAGGGCCGCAAGGTCAAGAGCGCGTTCCTGGACGCGGCGCAGGCCGCCATGGAGCACGCGCAGGCGGTCGCCGAGCAGAAGAACTCGCAGCAGGCGGGCCAGGCTGTCCTGGAGAAGGACATCGGACTGCTGCGCAAGCAGATGGTGGCCGCGGGCTTCGCGTCGGACACGATCGACAAGCTGGTCGGCGCGTACCTGAAGCTGCCGCCATCGGTGGAGACGGACGTCAAGGCGAACACAGCGGGCGCGGTGACGGACCTGATGGGCGTGCAGAAGGCGCTCAAGAACACCAAGAGCAAGAAGGTCACCGTCAGCGCCCTGACCAAGACCGCCGAGCAGACCCTGACCGACCTGGGATTCAAGGTCACGCACATGAAGAACGGGAAGGTCGAGGTCACCATCCCGACCGGCCCGCCCACGGCCGCCGTCTCGGCGATCCAGTCCGCGATCAACAACATGAGCGGCAAGAACATCGGCATCGGCATCTACAAGACCGAGTACCTCAACACGGTGCGCACCGGCGGCGCCGTGGACGGCAAGAAGCACCCAGGCGTCACGCCGAACGCGGACGGCAACTTGCTGGAGTTCTACGCGTCCGGCGGGATGCGAGAGAACCACGTCGCGCAGATCGCACGCAAGGGCACGTGGCGGGTGTGGGCGGAGGACGAGGCCGGAGACGAGGCCTACATCCCCCTGGCGCCCGGCAAGCGCGCCCGCTCCCGGCAGATCGCCGCCGAGACCGTGAAGCGGCTGGGTGGCGATGTGCGGTGGTTCGCCTCTGGCGGCCTGGCCGGCTTCACCTACAGCCCGACCCAGGCCGCGGTCCTGGGCGGCCCGTCGGACGCCAAGGAGCGCTACGACGACCTGATCGGGCAGCTCAAGGACGCCTGGAAGGAGTACAAGGACGCCCTCGCCGAAAGGGCCAAGGTCTACAAGGACAAGAAGTCGACCAAGGCGGAGCGCGCGGCCGCTCAGCGCGAGGCGGCCAAGACGTTCGCCGAGGTGAAGCGGCTGGATTCGGCACTGGGCTTCAGGGCCGGCGCTCCGGCGCCGAAGGGCTTCAGCCTGGCCGCGTACCAGAAGCAGCTGAACAACAGCCTGAAGTCCACGATGACGTGGCGCACCAACCTGGCGAAGGTCGCCAAGCGGGGCGGCGAGGATGTCCGGGCGATGCTGGAGGCGATGGGCGAGGACGGCGCCAGCCTCGTCTCGGCGCTGGCCGGCGCGAGCGACAGGCAGTTCAAGGACATCACCGACAAGCTGATGAAGACCGGTGAGCTGGCCAAGGCCACCCTGCGGGACTTCACCGCGCAGCTCAACGCCAGCACCAAGGACAGCCAGCAGTTCTCGAAGGACCTGCAGACGCTCGCCGCGAAGGGCTTCGGGGACCTGGCGCAGGCGCTCGCCGCTCAGGGCGACTCGGCGGCGCAGGCGCTCGCCCACCAGGCGGCCACCGGCTCCTCGGCGGACGTCGCCGCCGCCAACAAGGCGGTCCAGGGCGCGCAGGGAACGCTCAGCGGCGAGGACCTGACCAACGCCCTGATCCTGCTGACGACGCTGCGCGGCGGCCCAAACCGCGGGTTCGCCGACCTCATCGCCGCGGGCCTGGACGTGGCCACCATCCGCGCCCTGGTCCCGAAGATGACGGACCAGATCAAGGGACTCCCGGCCGCCAACCGGGAGACCTTCGTGCGGCAGTGGGTGCAGCAGGGCGGCAAGGCGATGGCCACCGGCGGCGTCCTGACCCGGCCCACGATGGTCCTCGGCGGCGAGGCCGGCGTCCCGGAGTCGTGGATCCCGTGGACGCGCACCGCCCGATCCCAGGCGCTGCTCGCCAAGACGGCGGCCGCCATGGGCTACCAGCTGGTCCCGGCTGGCCGGTACCGCAGCAGCGGCGTCAGCACGGCCGGCGTCGCCCGCGAGACGTCCAGGCACGTCGAGGTGCACCTGCACGGGGCCAAGCAGTCCGCCGCCGAGCAGGCGCACGACATCGCCCGCGTCGTCAATTTCGTGGGCTGAGAGGGGCAGGGATGCCGTACACCCCGGGCGCCGCCCTGGGCGGCCTGAGCGCCACCCTGGGCGGCGTCACCCTCGGCGCAGTGGACGCCGAAGGCGTCGCCTGGCACCTGCAGACACTGGAGGGCTGGGACTCCTCGGAGGTGCGCGCCGAATACACCGACCGCGAGGCCGACCACGGCGCCTGGGCGTCCCCGGTCTACCTCGGCTCCCGCCCGATCACCCTCGGCGGGAAGATCGTTGCCCCGACCCAGCGGCTGCTGGAGCGGGCGATGGAGCAGCTGCGGGCGGCGGCCGGCCTGACCGACACCGTGCTGAGCGTGTGGGAGACCGAGCCGAAGCAGACGGTCGTACGGCGCAGCGGGAAGGTGCTCCTGCAGTACGAGACCAGCACGGTGGCCACCTACTCGGTGATGGTGACCGCCGCGGACCCGGGCCGGTACGCCGTCGATGTCGGGACCGGCACGACCGGCCTGCCCACCACCTCGGGCGGCCTGACACCGCCGCTCACGCCGCCGCTGGTCAGCAACGCGGTCACCGTGTCCGGTGAGATCACCGCCGAGAACACGGGCACCATCCCCACCCGGCTGCTGCTCACCATCACCGGCCCCGCTGACGGCCCCCAGGTCTTCACCCAGATGCCCGACGGGACCGTGGTGATCCTCTCGTACACCGATGTCCTCTACGACGGGGACCAGCTGGTCATCGACACGGCCGCCAAGACGTGCGTCCTCAACGGCGTGGTCTCGCGCCGCCGGTACCTGACCGTCCCGTCCGGCTGGCCGGCCATCCCTGCCCAGGCGTCGGTCTCGCTGCAGTTCCGGGCCCGCTACTACAACCCGACGGCCAAGCTGACTGCCCAGTGGCGGTCGGCATGGATGTGACAGGAGATCCGCCGTGACCGCCACCAATCCTTCCTGGATCGACGGCCTCCCCTTGACCGCGTACCGGGCCCGCCGCATCGACTCCGTGCTGACCATGCACGCCGGCACAGCGCTCGGCGCCCGCAGCGGCGTCGTGCCCGGAACGAACGGCCTGCTCGTCACCCTTTCCGGTACCACGATCACCGTCGGCTCCGGCATCGCCGTGATCTACGCAGCCAACCAGGGCGTCTACCGCGTGCCGATGACGGCCACCTCGACCCTCACGCTGCAGGCCGCGCACGCCACGCTGCCCCGGATCGACCTGGTGTACCTGCGGGTCTGGGACAACTCCGTGGACGCCGGCGGCCAGGACACCGCCGATGTGGTGTACCTGCCGGGCACGGCTGCATCGTCCCCGGTCGCGCCCACCCCGGCGGGCACGCAGATCTACATGCCGCTCGCCACGATCAACGTGCCGGCGTCCGGCAGCGGCTCCCCCTCGGTGTCCACCGCCGTGCGCCCCTACACCGTGGCACCCGGCGGCATCCTGCCCTCGTCGTCCGCGCCGCCCAGCCCGTACGTCGGCCAGTACTACGACGACGGCACGAACCTGCTGCGCTTCAACGGCACCGGCTGGGACGCCTTCCAGAAGGCGCCGGGCGCCTGGACGGCGTGGACGCCGACGTGGACCACCTCCACAGGCCTGCGCACCCCGTCGTACGGCAATGCCGCGGTGAACTGCCGGTACTCCAAGCTGGGCCGCAACGTGCTGTTCTACATGGACATCACCTTCGGCACCACGACCAACTTCGGCAGCAGCCCTACGTCGTCGGACAACTGGACGTTCAGCCTGCCGACGCCGGCGGCGGTCGCGTTCGTCCCGGCAGGTACCGCCCACATCGAACCCGGCAACGGACAGCGGGCCTCCATGGCCATGGCGCAGATCAACAGCGACGCGGCCACGATCAGCCTGCACGTGTCCGGCCCGCGCGTGGACGGCTCCGCCACCGTCGCGGGCGTCGTGGACTCGATCACGCCGTTCGTGTGGGGCTCGACGATGCGGCTCGCGGTGCACGGGCACTACGAGTCCGCGTCGTGACCGCCTACGAGCTCGCCTGGTACGGCGTCGACCTGAGGACCGGCGGCATCGTCGAGGACCTGCCCGCCCTCAAGCCGTCCGGCGCGCTGTCCCGCAAGCTCGGCGCATCGACCACGCTCCAGTTCGACCTCGCTCTGGCCGGCGCACCGCCGGAGTGGGAGGCCGCGACTGCGCCGGGCCGGTCCCTGCTCGTCGCCGTCGACACCGCCACCGACACCCCCGTGTGGGCCGGCGCCGTCCTGCCCCGCGACGGCGGGAGCTCCACCAGCGTGCAGCTCGGCGCGGCCACCCTGGAGGCCTACCTGGACGCCCGCTTCCCCGGCACGCAGACGATGGTGGGCGTCGACCAGGCGACCGTCCTAACCAACCTGATCGCGCCCGCGCTGACCGGCGGCGGGCCCCCGTTCGTCATCGACGCCACGGCGACCGGCACGGTGATGGACTACCTCACCGACGACGGCGACGACAAGACGATCCTGTCGTGCTGCCAAGAGGTCATGGGCCTGGACGGCGGCCCCGAGTGGACCATCGACGTGGCCTGGAACCCGGCCCACTCCGGCTTCGTGTTCCCCGTGCGGATCCGCTCCGCCATCGGCACCCAGTCCGCCAGCCCGGAGGCCGTGTTCGACTTCCCAGGATGCGTCTCGGAGTACGTCCTGAGCGAGTCCTACGAGCGCGACAAGGGCGCCACCCGGGTCATCGCCCGCGGCGAGGGCGAGGGCTCCTCCCGGCTCACCTCCACGGCCCGGGAGGCGAGCGCGCTCCTCGCCGGCGGCTGGCCCGTCTGGGAGTACCGGTACACCCCCGCCACCGGCATCACCGACCCGGACCAGCTGGAGGCGCACGCCGCCAAGTCGCTCTCGCTGATGGCGCAGGGCGCCCAGGTGTGGAGCGTCACGGCCGTCGCCTCGGTCGCGCCCCGCCTGGGCCGCGACTGGGGGCTGGGGGACAGCGTGCGCCTGGACGTCGAGCGCTCGCCCCGGCACCCGCAGGGAACGAGCACCGTCGCCCGCTGCTGGTCCTGGGAGCTCGACACCGGCTCGGACACTGTCCGGCCCATCCTCGTGGAGGACTGATGCCCCGCCAGATCGACCAGCTGCCCCCCGACGCCACGACCCTGGCGCGGAAGGTTCGGGCCCTCGAGGAGGCGGTGCGGGAGTTGCGGGCCGCGCGCCGGCTGTCCTCGGCGACGCTCGGCCTGGTGCAGACCGCCCCAGACGGGGACCGGGTCGCGCTGGACCAGCGCAGCAAGTCCCTGAAGGTGTACGGGCCCGACGGGGAGACGGTGCTGGCGGAGCTGGGGCCGACCAGCGACGGCGGGGGCGGCCTGTGGACGCGCGGCAACCAGCCGATCCCCTTCGCCTCTACCCTCAGCTCCGGCGAGCTGGCTTTCCGGCCCGTACAGAACGGCGTCGTGCAGGTCCCCGGCAAGGTCTACTACGACACCGAGGGCTACCAGTACTCCGACCTGACCCTCACCTCCGGGGCAGTCTCCGCCACCGACCACCGGGCCCTGCTGATCCTGGAGTCCCTGTACGCAGGGCAGACCCCGTACGTGTACGTCCAGGGCGAGAACTCCACTCAGTGCAACTTGGACGTCCTCGGCGTGGTGACCGCGCAGAACATCGCCTACGGGCAGGTCACCATCACGCCGTCGGCAGCGAACACCCCGACGTCCGCGAACATCAGCGGCCTCGGCTTGAAGGGCAGCGCCTTCTACGGCGTCGCCACCGCCGCCACCAGCGCGGTCGGCACCTCCGTGACCGGCGTCGGTGTGACCGGCGTCTCCGCGAACGGCCTGAACGTCTGGCTGACCCGCTCCAGCACCACCGCCACTACCGTCTACTGGATTGTGATGGGCTCATGAGCACACCCCAAGAGATCGTCTTCGAGCCGGGCAAGTTCTACGACGTCACCGTGAAGGACGTCACCGAGGCGTGCGTCAACTTCAACGAGACGTTCGACGTGCCCGAGCTGTACTCCAACGCCGGCACCAACGTGAACGTCACGTGCGGCCGCTGCAAGAAGCCCATGGTCATCATCTCGGCGACGCTGCTCGACCCGCAGCCCGAGATGCCCTGACCGTCCGCACCCCTCACCACGCCCTGGACGCCCCGCGCCGACCCGGCCGGGGCGTTCGTCATGTCTGGAGACCGCATGGCCACACCCATGTCCGCCGATGCCTTCCTGGCAGCCCTGCGCGCCGAAGGCCTCACCGTGATCGAGGTCGGCGACTGGCGCCACCACAACCGCAACACCAAGGGGCCCTGGGGCCCGGTGCACGGCGTACTCATCCACCACACGGTGACCCGCGGCACGGGCGTCACCGTCGACATCGTCCGCGAGGGCTACAGCGGCCTGCCGGGCCCGCTCTGCCACGGCATGATCGCCAAGAGCGGCACCGTCTACCTCATCGGCTACGGCCGCGCGAACCACGCCGGGCTGGGCGACCCCGACGTCCTGCGCGCCGTCATCGACGAGAAGCCGCTGCCCCACGACGACGAGGCCACCGTGGACGGCAACCGCCACTTCTTCGGCTTCGAGTGCGAGAACTACGGCGACGGTAAGGACCCCTGGCCGCCGGAGCAGCTGGAGGCGATCGAGCGCGCGGCGGCCGCAGTCTGCCGCCACTACGGCTGGGACGAGCGCTCCGTCATCGGCCACCTGGAGTGGCAGCCCGGCAAGGTCGACCCGCGCGGCTTCACCATGGACAGCATGCGCGCCCGCATAGCGAAGCGCCTCGGCAGCAAGCCGGCCACGACCCCCCTGCCCGCGCCGCAGAAGCCCGTCATCGACCTGTCGAAGCTGCGCGAGGCCGCCCGGACGAACCCGTCGATGAAGGGCACCCCGTGCACCTACGAGGGCGTGCGGATCTGGGAGGCCGCTCTCGTCAACGAGGGCCTGCTGGCGAAGCGGCGGCTCGACGGGCACTTCGGCTCCGAAACCGTCGACGCGACCTCCGCCTGGCAGGAGCGCCTCGGCTACCGGGGCCGTAAGCCTGGCCAGCCCGCCGACGGCATCCCGGGCCCCGACTCCGCCAAGCGCCTGGGCGCGAAGCACGGTTTCACGGTCGTCGCGTGAGCGTCGACCGCTCCAGGCCGCCCACCGACTGGCCGGGCCTTGAGACCGCTGGCCTGACCCTGCTGACGGACGGCATCTTCTACGGCTGGCTGGAGCACGAGACCAACCCATTCTTCTGGCACTGGTGCCCCACCTACGCCGGCCTTCCGGAGAAGAAGAAGGTAAGCGGCGGCTGGGTCGGAGCCGGGACCAGCGCCCACACCCTCGTGTCCCGCGAGCCCCTGCACCTCGAACCCTCCCTGCTGTGGCAGTGCTGCGGCACGCACGGCTTCGTCCGCGGCGGCGAATGGATTCCCGCCTGACCGTCCCGAAAGGACCGATCATGAGAATTCCCAGCATCGCCAAGAGCATCGTGTCCGGCCTCGCCGCCGGCGCCACGGCGGCGGTGACCGCCGTGCAGGACAGCGTCATCACCACAGGTGAGGGCGTCACCATCGCGCTCGCCGTCCTCGGCGCGTGGGGCATCACCTACGCGGTGCCCAACCGGCCCAGGACGGAGGCCTGATGCGCGCGGCGGCCCAGTGGGTCCGGCACGAGCTGGGCCGCCGCGGCCAGTTCCTCGTCTTCATGGGCATCGGCAAGATCTGCTGGGGGGTCAGCCTCATCGTCGAGCCTCCCATCACCCTCGGCCTCGGACTCCTCACCCACTTCGCCCCGCTGCACTGCTGGGCGTGGGTGTGGATCCTCGCCGGGGCCGGCACGTTCACCTCTGCGTGGCTGCCCTTCGCCCGGGACCGGTGGGGCTTCGTCATCGCCTCCGCCCCACCCGCGCTGTGGGCGTTCGCGTACGGATGGGCGGGCCTGGTGGGGGACTACGCCCGTGGCCTGTGGGTGTTCGTCTGGTACATGACCAGTCACTGCGGAGTGATCTGGTGCGCATCGCGAGTTCCACCTGAGTCCGGATCAGCCGATCGTCCCGACCCGGTGGGTGAGGGGAGACCGGGTTGAACGGATGGCTGAGCTTGGCGGGTGGGGCGGTCACGGTGCTGGGTGTGATCGTCACCGGCTACTTCACGTACCGCGGGGGCCGGGCGGCGGCCTCGATCCAGGCGGAGCCGTCGCAGCGGCAGGCGGACCTGGCCGCGTTCCGGGAGATCCGGGACGACATGCAGAAGGACATCGACGAGCTGAAAGCGGAAGCGCGGTCGCTTCGGTCGCTGGTGCGCAGCTTCGCCGTCTACGTCGGGGAGCTGACGGCGCAGATGCGCGAGGCCCGCCTGGAGCCACCGCCGCCGCCGGACCGGATCGACGAGTACAACCGAACTGGAGTCTGACCAAGGGCCCCACCGCCTCCGGGCGGTGGGGCCCTTTCGTCATGTCTGGGACGGAGAGTCCACGACGTAGGAGCCCTTGCCGCGCACGGTGTGCACGAGGCCCCGCTCGACGAGCAGCTGCACGGCCGCCCGTGCGGTGGGCCTCGACACTCCGAACTCTTCCACGATCTGCGACTCGGACGGGATGCGGCGGCGCGGCGGGTACGTGCCGTCCGTGATCCGGGCCGCGATCACGTCGGCGATCTGCTGGTACAGCGGATCGGGGCCGTCCAGGTCGAGGGTCATATGTCGACCGTAGGTGTGCTACGTCGATGCTTCTCGTCGGGTGACGTCACCTGACAAGTGGTGACAGGCCGAGTAGCGTCGGTGATGGAAAGACCCTCGTGACCTGGGCACGGTCACGAGGGTGTGGCCGACTGATGTGGAGTCGACATGCAGCACGCTACAGCTCCCACGCCCAGCGCGGCAGAGCCACCGAGGGGCGATGTCCCCGCCGCCGTCCTGGCCGTCCTCACCCTGCCTGACTTCGACGAGCTGACCGCCGACCAAGCGCGCGGCGCCGACTGCACCTGGTGCAGGACACGGCTCCCCAAGGGCGGCGCCGTCGACCTCGGCGAGCGGCGACATGCCGGGGTGACGCTCTTCCTGCGTTCCTGCCGGCGCTGCCTCGCCGCCGCCGCGCACCGCGGACTGCTCGATCACGCACCGGGGTGCGCACCGTGCACCAACAGCGCCGCCGAGTGCCCCATCGGCCGCGGCCTGTACCGGCTGATCCGGGGCGGCCGCCGATGACCGCGCAGAGGACGCCGAGCGAAGAGGCGTCGCGGGCGGCCGGGCGCGCGGCCGGGTACTGCTGGGCGCCCCGCCCCGGCGGCCGGGCTCGGTGCACGCGCCCGCCCGGTCACACGGGCCCGCACGTGGACTACTACAACGGCCGCTCCAGCGTGACCGCCGTCGCGGGGTACAGCTGGAGCCAGTGACCCCCCGGGCCCGGCTCGCAGTACGCCGGCCGAGCCGGGCCCGGGGCCGAGCGGCCCGCCTCCGCCCCCGTCGGGGACGGGCCGCTCACCCAACCAGGTCGCGGGTGGGCACGTCGAGCGCCCGCGCGAGCAGCAGCAGGTGGTCAACGAGGGTGGAGTAGGAGCCTGTCTCGATCCGGCTGACGGTCTTGCGGTCCAGACCCGTCCGCTCGGCGACCTGCTCCTGGGTCAGCCTCTGGGCGGTCCGCGCCTCACGGACGCGAGCTCCGATGTCCCGGCGGGCGTCGATGACCCACTGGGGGATCGGATCAGATGGCAC